CCGGCAGGTGGACAAGCGGTTTGAGACGATATGGTCTTACAACGGACAGAAGGCGCAGGCGTTCGAGCGGCTGGCGCGGAATCTTGAGCAGCAGGCCAAGCGGGCTGGCGGGCTGGGAATACCTGTCGCGGGTGGGATAAGCCGAACCGACATCGAGACGGCGAGGGCCGATGCAGACAGGGCGCGTCCGTATTTTCAGGACGGGCAGTTTCGGAATCCACCCGCGCCGAACGCACCGGCGAGCGACTACGAGGACTGATCCGTGCATTGCTACGTGATCGCCAGCGGGCCGAGCCTGATTGGGTTCGACTTCACCGCACTGCCGCAAGGAACACGTATCGGTGCCAACCGCTCGGCTTGGTTGGCAGACTGCGACATCCTTTGCACCGTGGACAAGAACTTCCATCGCAAGGAGCGCGACCGGATCACAGCGTTTGGAGATCGTGCGTATGTCGCCATCTCAGACAAGTTCGAGCAGTACCCGAATGTAAACTACTGGGCCTATGCGCCGGGTTTGCCCGGTCTTGCGCTTGCCCCTTTGACGCTCGGAGGATCGAACTCGGGCTTCGCCGCGCTGAATCTCGCGGTACATCTGGGCTACACCGAAATCGCGCTGCTTGGGTTTGACTACAAGTGGGTGCAGGGGCGCTCCCATTTCCACGAAGGCTATAATCAGAAACAGCATATCGAACGGCAGTTGCACCAGTGGTCGCGCGCGCACGACAACGCCGCAGTGCAAATCAAGGCCAAGGGTGTGAGCGTGACGAACTTCGTCGGGCCGATGGGCAGTATGGTGAAAGCCTACCCCACCGCGCCCTTGTCCGATCTGCTGTGACAGCGTAAGGTGCCCGCATGAGCGCCGAAGACGTATCTGTTGCTGATCTGCTCGAAGACTTCGGGCAAGACCTGACGCTGACGCGGGCAGGAGCACCGACCTACGACCCATCGACAGGCACCGTCAGCAACGGCTCACCGGCCACCGTTTCCGTCCGGGGCGTCTTCATCTACCGCGACCTGCTCAATGCAAACGGCTCTGTCGTGCGCGGCGCGGATCGTCGGCTGCTCATCACGGCTGAGGGGGCAACCGGAGCGCCCGAGGTCGGCGACACAGTAGACGGCACCAAGATCGCCGCCGTGCGCGCCTTCACGCCGAACGGCACCGTCGTCGCGTGGGACTGCAAGGTGGACGCCTGATGGTTACGCAAATCCAAGCCATATACCGCGTCGAGAGTACCGACATAGCAGAGCGGTTTCGCCAGAACGCCGCGCGGCTACGCGCGCGCGTCGGGGAGATGCTGGCCGACGCCATCGTGGACGGCAGTCCCGTGGACACAGGCACCTACGTCATGGCGCACCGCGCCGGGACGGGGCCGTCGGAGTCGGATGCCGACCGCAGTAGCGCCGATAAGGTCCGGGGACGCAGCCCGTCGCAGTTCAAGAACCTTGCACGGGGCAACCTCAAGCGCAGCGTTTCTGCGGCCGCTATTCAGGCGTCCGGCGATATATGGATCACGAACTCGTCGCTCCACGCGGAGCGCGTGGAGTCTCTTGGCTGGCCCGCACCGCTGTTCGGCAATCCGAGTATTTCTGGCCCCGGCCCCTATCGGGTCTATGCGAGCGCCCGCGCTCAGTTCCCCGCTTTCGTCAGTCGGGCCGCCGCCGAACTCGGGGTGCAAACGCGATGACCAGCCGTTTGAATGATATCCGCGTGGCGCTGGAGAACCACCTGGCAACCACGACTCCGGCACTCCCCGCTATCGCGTGGCCGAATGTGCCCTTCACGCCGGAGACAGGAACTGCGTATCTGCGAACCCAGTTCATGCCTGCCCTGCGTCGTCCGGTGACAGCAGGGCCAAACCCGGAGCAGCGGCACAGCGGCATGTTCTTTGTCACGGTTTACACGCCGGAGGATCAGGGCGCGGACGCGGGCATGGGCATCGCAGACAGGCTGTGCGAGCGGTTTGACGGCTCTACGTCCATCGTCGCGACGTCTGTTACGGTTCGTCTGGAATACGCAGAGGCCAAACTGCCTTTGCACGATCCCCCATTCTACGCTATACCAGTGGAAATTAGCTGGTACAGCTACGTCTCGTAAGGAGAAGATGACATGGCTCAATTTGCTCAAGGTGCCAATTCCAGCCTGCGCGTAGCCTCGGAGACCAGCTTTGGCGTTCTTCCGGGCACACCGTCCTTTACTATCCTGCCGTACAGAACGCACTCGCTGGATCTTACCAAGGAGCGCGTTCAGGGCAACGACATTCTCGGCGACCGGATGGCCTTCGTGGATCGGCACGGAAACCGGAGCGTGACGGGGAGCGTTGAGGTGGACCTTCGACGCGGGGCGTATGACACGCTGCTGGAAAGCGCGTTCTTCAATACGTTCAACGTCAGCGACCATCTCACGATCGGTACGACGCCGCAGTACCTGGCTTTTGAAGATGCAGCAGTTGATATCGACCAGTTCCGCCAGTTTTCCGGGTGTCTGGTCAACAGCGCATCGTTCAGCATCGCGCCGAACCAGATGGTGCAGGCCACGTTTGACATCATCGGCAAGGACATGACGCAGGCAGGCACCAGCCTCGACGCAACGCCCACCGCGGCCTCCACTTTCGAGCCGTTTGACTCGTTCAGCGGAGAACTCCTGGAGGGCGGGATCGGCACGGCGAACGGCCTTTGTATCGTGTCGGCCCTCAATTTCTCCATCACGAACGACGTTACTCCGGCGCACGTCATCCTGTGCGCGGGTAACAGGGACACGGCAGCAGCCATGCAGTACGGAATGGCGGCGGTGGAAGGCACCATGACCGTCTATTACGAGGATGAAACCCTCATCAACAAGTTCCTCAACGAGACCGAGAGCGAACTGTCGGTGACGGTGGACGATCCGTCCGGCACCAACGGCTACACGTTCTACATGCCACGCATAAAACTGAACGGAGCCGCCGTGCCTGTCGCGAACATGCAGTCGCGCATGGTCGAGATCCCGTTCGTCGCGCTGAAAGACAGCTCTGAGGGCTACAGCCTTCGCCTGACCCGGACTGCCTGACACCCCGGCCGGGGTTAGGTAGCGGCGGCTTGTCGGGGGCCGCCGCTGCCACCTTCCCGAAACCCCGACAGGAGAACCCGATATGAGCCTGCGAGACGTTGGCAAGATCAAGGACACGACGACTGTAACCCTTTTCCACCCGGCGACGGGAGACCCGCTTCTGAACGCGGACAAGTCTCCGATGACGGTCACAGTTCACGGCCCCTACAGCGAGCGGTACAAGGCCGTGCTGCGCGAGCAGCAGCAGCGCCGCACCAAGGACGTGTCGCGTTCGGCAGGGCGCGCGCCGGTCATGACCACCGAAGAGATCGAGACATACACCCGCGAACTTCTCGCGCGGTGCATCGAAGACTGGGCCGTAACGCTTGAGGGCGACGAGATGCTGCCCTGCACTCCCGAGAACATCGAGATGGTGCTTGATGAGTTCCCGTGGCTGCGGGATCAGGTCAACCTGGCGATGGGGGATGTCTCGGGTTTTTTGGAGCCGCCCAAGAAGCGTTGACGGAGTACGCCGAACACAGTTTCCGCATGTCAAAGACAGACAGCAAGGGGAACTCCGTTCGCGCGCATCTGGAGCAAGTGGCGAAGTCCTTGGGCCGAACGCCCAAGGACTTGATCGGCCCCGAGTTCCCTGACCGCTACGGCCATCTATGGGCGGCTTTCCTTGACCTGCACAGCGGACGCTCCTACGGCATGGGACCGAACCCTATCTCGTGGCCCGACATTCTTGCGTGGGATACGCTCACGCGGTCGGGTTTGCAGGAATGGGAGGTTCGTGTCATAAAGGCGTTGGACGCGCTCTGGCTGCGCATGGCGAACGAGGATAGCGATGGTTGATGTTGTCGGACTTCGCTTTGTAGCGGAAGGGGAGCGGGAATCCGTCGCAGCCATCAAGCGGTACGAGGCAGCGGCCGGGCAGCTTCGGACTACGGTTCTTCAAGGTGCGCAGCAGGTTCAGCGCAGCGCATCGCAGTGGCAACAGGCCAACAGGTTCTACCAGCAGGGTGTTATCAGCGCCAACGCGCTGAAGACCTCGCAGATCGAACTTGCGCGTCAACTGGCTACGCTCAACGGTTACGTGAAATCCAACGGCGCGCTGAACACGCAGCGCGCCTTGGCCGAGATGCGGGCAGCGGACGCCGCGCGCCGCGCCGCGCAAGCCGCCGAAGAACGCGCGCGCGCCGAGCAGCGGGCCGCGCGCGAGGCCGCGGCTTTGGCGCGCGAAACCCAGCAACTGGCGGCGGCCTACAACCCCGTGATGGCTGCTGCGACCGTGTACGAACAGCGCGTTGAGCAGCTGAACCGCGCGCACCAGCTAGGCGTCCTCAATGCCGATCAGTTGCAGGCGCAGT